GTTATCTCACGGTTCAAAGGTGAAGTAACTATGTGACAGGAACTCTACACGCTCTCTGCTACTCTTGCAACATGAAAGAAAAAAAAGTTTGGGAAAAACCAAATCCTAAAAAGAAATCTTCTCCTCTATCTCCTGCTCAAAAAACTGCAGCAAAAGCACGGGCGAAAAAGGCGGGTCGTCCTTACCCTAATCTTGTTGATAACATGGCTGCATCCCGAAACAAAAAAGGAAAGTAACATGCCACAGGTAGGAAAAAAGAAGTTCCCATACACAGACGCTGGAATGAAAGACGCTAAAGTAGCGGCTAAGAAAACAGGCAAAAAAATGAAGATGGCTCCTAAGAAGAAAAAGTAATGGCTAAGAATCCTACGCCTGCACAAATTGCAGCACTGAAAAAATCTAAAGGTGTCAAGTCAACTGCCACTGTCGGCAATGTCACCCCTGGGGCAAAGAAGTCAATGGCTAACCAAGCGGCATTCAGTAAAGCATTTGCTGTAGACAATAAAGATAGAGTAGAACAGTTTGTTGTTGGCGCAGTATTAGGTACTGCCCTGGCTAAAGCAGCAGGTATGGCAATACAAACAGCAGCAGGTCGTGCAGGTGCAGCAGCCACTAACCAAGCCTTGGCTAAAGCAGCCCCTGCAACTTCTAAAACTATGAATGTTCTTAAAGGCAGCAAAGTTATTACCTCCAGTCCTTCAGGTGCCGCTAATGCAACATCTAATGTTGGTAAAGTAACGCTTCAAAAGTCTGCAGCAAAAGTGCAGGCAGGTATTCAATCCAATGCTGCACGCCAAGGAACTAAAGCAGCAAACAAAGTTATCAAGATTGGTGCTGATAAAGCCGAAGGTTTTGTTGCGGGGGCGGCTACTACTGTGGGCATTGTTAATCCTTTCAAAAAGAAGAAGTAATGGCTCCCAAAAAACCAAAACCTACAGGCAAAGCAACATCTGCATCAACGGCTCGCACTAAAAAAGAAGACGACGCACGAATTGCAGGGTTTGCCAAATCCCGCAATGAACAAGCCCGTGGCTACAGCCAAATGGGTAAAGCAGTTCTCGGTGGAGCAGTTTTAGGAAAAGGCTATTCAGCCGCCATGAACAGTTACAAATTTGGTAAAACCGTTATTCATGGTTCACCAACTAAGAATCTTAAAACAATTAACCCAACAAAAGGTTCTCAAGACGCACCAAAAGAAAATGTTGTTTGGGCTTTTAACCCTAAAGCCAAAGGTTCTGTTTTGCATCCCGAATCAGCAAAAGGTTATTCAGGGGATAAAGGTTCAATCTATGTTGGCAAAGTCCCCCGTTCATCTGTAAAAAAAATAGACCCTGCTACTAAGTCTGTTGGTCGTGCAGGTCGTAATGAACCTATTGTTGTTTCTGGTAAACCAATTAAGGTTTCTAAAGAAATTGCACTTGAAGGTAAAAGTACACAAAAAGTGGTAAAAGAAGTTAATAGTGCTTTGAAGAAATCTGGCAGCAAAGGCTTGAAAGGAAAAAAATATCCTAAGCCTTTACCGTCGGGTAGAAAAACAGATTTCTAATGCCTGAAGATTCTCGCCTGAAACGGGCAGGTGTATCTGGGTACAACAAGCCAAAGGCAACCCCTAAGCATCCAACTAAATCCCATGTGGTTGTAGCCAAAGTAGGCGACCAAGTGAAACTAATCCGCTTCGGACAGCAAGGTGTGTCTGGTTCCCCTGATGGGTCTGCACGCAACAAAGCGTTCAAAGACCGTCATGCTTCTAACATTGCTAAAGGAAAAATGTCTGCAGCGTATTGGGCTGACAAAGTTAAGTGGTAGAATAAAACCCGATGGGAACTAAACGACAAGTTTCCCCCGCTGACAAAGCAAAATTTTTTGCTGCTATCGCATCGGGGCAAACAATCACACAAGCGTCCCGTACTGCTGGCATCCATGTCAACACAGGTTCCAAATGGGTAGCAAAAGCCAGAGCCGCAGAAGCGGTTCGTAAAGAAGCAAACGCTAAAGCATCTAAAGTTCAACGCAACGAAGGTGGTAGTCAGCGTGATGACTACAACGCTTTCATGGATGCTATTGATTTACCATCTGCTGTCCCTGACGACAAACTATGTGAGGAAGCCCGCCGTGGTAAAGAAGACTTTGCTTTCTTTCGTGAGTATTACCTAGGACGGGTACCTTCCCCGTGGCAGGTTGAAGCCGCTGTGACTCTTGTAAAACTATTGGAGTCCGAAGAAAAAGAATTTGTAGTAGTGAATGTCCCGCCAGGTGCAGGAAAGTCAACCCTGTTCCATGATGTGGCGGTGTGGGCAATTATTCGTAACCGACGGGTGCGTGTCATGATTGGTTCTGTATCTCAGAACATGGCAAAAATGTATTCACGCCGTATCCGTGAAACCTTAGAACGAGTACAACCAATTGAACCAGACCCAGGAATGGTACAAAAAGGATTAGCAATAAATGCTGGAGGGTGTTTAACAATTGATTATGGAAGATTCAAACCAACCGATAAAGGTGCCCTATGGCGGGCAGAAGAATTTGTCGTGGAGCAACTTGACGGAAACGGTTTGGACAACAAAGAGCCAACTGTCCGTGCCTACGGAATTGAAGCAGAGTTCATCGGACACCGAGCCGATTTATGTCTCTTTGACGATGTTGCCTCACCTGACAATGCACGAGAAAGCGTGGCTAGGGACAAACTTCTGGAAAGATGGGACGGAGTGGCAGAAGCCCGTTGCGACCCAGGCGGGTTGCTGGCTGTTGTCGGGCAGAGACTCGGTTCGGGGGACCTTTACGCTCATTGTCTCTCCAAAGAAACCTACGACATTGAAGAAGATATCAATTACGATGGGTCAGATGTCATTACCCCTGAAGATGTATCTGAAGGTGTACCAGTACGGCAAAAAAAGTACCGCCATATCATCTATAAAGCGTATTATGAGGAACTTGACACGGGTAAAGAATCTCGTTCTTTCAAATCTTTACCGTATCCAGACGGACCGCTACTAGAACCCAAGCGTCTACCGTGGAAAGACCTATCTTTCATTAGATACAACAAACCAGATGTGTTCAAGGTCGTATACCAGCAAGAAGACCTGGACTTGGACTCTAAACTGGTACAACGCACCTGGATAACAGGTGGCGTAGGGCTAGATGGGGTGGACTACCCAGGCTGTATAGATGGTGACCGTCAACCAGGGTATATACCTGAAGGTTTAGCCCACCCGTGGGTATCTATCGTCGCTGTAGACCCCTCACCCACCATGTTCTGGGCGTTTGTGTGGATTATCTACCAGCCAAATACGAACCTTTACCATGTTGTAGACATAGAACGAGTCAAACTATCCGCTGAAGAAGTCCTTGGTTATGACACCATGACTGGTGAATACTCAGGGCTGATGGACAGGATGCAGGAACGCTCATACCAGATGGGCTACCCCATCTCGCATTGGATTGTTGAAATCAACGCAGCCCAACGGTTCCTTCTAGCCCATGACTTTGTACGCAAATGGCAAGCCCTGCACCGTGTCAATGTTGTACCTCACACCACTAGCCGAAACAAACTAGATGAATCACTGGGTGTGGAATCGCTACTGCCACCAGTTATCAGGTCGGGAGCCTTACGCCTGCCTTCTATGAAGGGCAACTGGAAGACTCTTGCCGCTTCAGATGAGTTAACTAAATGGTCTAGAGATAAGAAACATGGCACCGACATTGTGATGGCTTTGTGGATGGCTCTACTTAACTTGCCGAACCTAACCGAATCCAAACCACCACCCCGCCAATGGCGACCATCCTGGCTTAAGTAAGGCTAATATGTTATCGTTGCATTGTTTGAGTCACACTAAAGGTCACGCATGAAATCAGTTGAAGAAATAGTTGACCTCTACCGCCAGCGTGTTACTGCCCAAGGTCCTATCCTTTCACAAATGCGCCAAGTACGCCAACTTGCTAACGGCGATGTGGTTGTCCCACTAAATGAATTAGACCGCAACACTAAATCTTCTGTTGCAAACCTACTGGTACAAGGTCTTGACCAGATGAGTATGCGTGTATCAAGCACTATGCCAGTGCCTTATTTCCCTGCATTGCGTGAAGGTTCAGACCGTTCAATGCAGATGGCTCGTGACCGTAAGCGTGCAATGCTTTCTATTTGGGACCAGAACCGCATGAACATGAAGATGCGTCGCCGTGCCCGTCACCTTCTTGCATACAGCAACTCACCTATCTACATCAAACCTAACTTTGATAAGCGAATCCCAGAGTGGCAGTTACGCAACCCACTTGATACCTTCCCTGCACCAGTTTCAGACATTGACAACCCAGTCCCAGACAATGTTATTTTCTCTTATAGCCGTACATACGCATGGCTAACCCAAAACTTTGGTCCAATGATTAACGGCACACTGCGTGTAGGACAACCACAACCAGACGATATGTTCACCGTATTGGAATATGTATGTGAAACCGAAGTAGTTACCCTTGTTATGGGCTACGAAAAAGAGCGTGACCCTATCAGTGGCAGTGCCTACTTTGGTTCCCCATCGGTAGAACTATCCCGTGTCAGCAACCGCACAGGGATGCCACTCGTTATTGTCCCTCAACGAATCACTCTTGACAAACCACACGGACAATTTGACGGTCTACTTGGTATGTACTACACCCGTGCAAGATTGCAAGCCCTCACTGAAATCGCTATTGAGCGTGGCATCTTCCCAGATGAATACCTTGTAGCACGACCAGGAGAAAACCCAGAGATTATTCAAATCGCTGACGGCAAAACAGGGCAGTTAGGTGTTGTTAAAGGTGGAGATATCCAGATACAACAGTCCAATCCTGGGTACAAAACAGACACAGCACTAGACCGTTTAGAGCGTCAAGAGCGTCTTGAAGGTGCAATCCCCGCAGAGTTCGGTGGAGAATCAGGAACCAACATCCGTACAGGTCGCCGTGGTGACAGTGTATTGGCAGCAACCGTGGACTTCCGAGTACAAGAAGCACAAGAAATCTTTGCATCATCCATGATTGAAGAAGACAAAGTAGCCATTGCTATTGAAAAAGCCTATTGGGGTGCCAACGCTAAATCATTCTTCATGCCAGGTATGGGCGGTGGAATCAAAGATTACACACCAAACAAACTATGGGAAACAGACTTCCACTATGTTGCATATTCTGCCGCTGGTTCAGATGTCAACAGTCTTATTGTTGGTCTTGGTCAGCGTCTCGGTACAGGACTTATGTCTAAAGAATCAGCCCGTGAAGCAGACCCTCTCATCTCAGACCCAGAACTAGAGAAGGACCGTCTCGTTGCTGAAGGTATTGAAGCAGCATTGTTGTCTTCTATCCAGGCACAAGCAGCAGACCCTAACGGTCCATACCAACCAGATGACCTTGCATACATCGCATCGCAAGTACAATCAAACAAGATGAATCTTTCACAAGCAATCATGGCTGCACAGAAGCGTGCACAGGCACGACAGGCTGAACAAGCACCAGCAGGTTCACCTGAAACAATGCCAGGGTTGGCAATGCCAGGTATGGGTGCTGAACAACCTATTGGTGGTGGCGGACCTGCATCGTTAGAGTCCCTTCTTGGTGGTCTTGGTGGAGCACCAGCAGGAGCAGAAGCACAGCCAGGTTCACCAGGTGGTGTCTTAAGTCTTGCTAGTCAACTCGGAGGAGCATAATGGCTGAATACCCAAACCGTTCTGACCTGCGTAACCCCGCAGGAAAAATTGCTGCAAAGGCTGCAACAGGTCAAACATA